AATACATTCGTTAGCGTCTAACAGTGCTTTAAATGTAAATATAACTAACATTGTAACAGGAAGTTTAGTAACAATTGATGCTAATGTTAAATAAAAAATAAATTATGGCAAAAATAAGTACATACGCAACCGAAACACCAGCATTAACAGATTTATTATTAGGAAGTGATGTGGGGTCAGCAGATGCTACTAAAAATTTTACAGTGCAAACTATTTTAGCACTCGCATCATCAGCGGTAATTACATTACCTGCTTATAATGATGAGGCAGCCGCAGCCGCAGCAGGATTAGTAACTGGACAACTTTATCAAACTACAGGTGCAGGTGCATTAACGACAGCAGGCATTGTAATGGTTAAACAATAAAATAAAATAAAATGGAAAAAATAAAGAAAGTAGTTAAATCACCGTTGTTCTTATCAGCAGTAGCTGGTGGAATAGGATTAGCATTATTAATTAAGGGTGATATATTATACGCTGGTGTAGGTGTAAGAGAGTTCTTACTAGCGTTCAAAGACGCATAACAATCAAAATAAAATATAATGGAAAAGAAAATGACCCAAGAGGAAGTTGACCAGCTGCGTGAACTTCAAAAGAAACTATTTGACGCAAGACTAGACCTAGGAGATGTGCAGGTAGCAATTTCAAGACTAGAAACAAAAAAGAAATCCTTAGTATTTGACGTAGAAACCAACTCAGCAGAGTTAGGTAAGTACCAGGATGGTCTTAATAAGAAGTACGGTGATAAGAAAGTAAACCTGGAGACAGGTGCGTTGTCGTAATGATTAGAAAGATATCTATAGGGGCTGATTATAAATCTAGTGCCATGCATTATGTTGTGGGACAGGATGTGCTGGGTGGTAGTCATAAAATACATCACATAAGACAAGAGTCAGATAAGAGTATTAGGATATGGATTCTAAAAGGAGATGAGGTTTATCTCTGGAAAGAATTTAATGCTAATATGCCTGTATCTATCGAGTATAACATAAACTTTTAAACAATGGAAGAAACAGAGTTAAAGCAGAGAATAAAAAAGTTAGAAGAACTTTTAACTGGGGATATGATGCAGGATATGGATATTAAGGATGAGATTCATAATATTGAAATGAAACTAAACGGCACCAAACCTACAGACTCACACTTTGACTGCATTGGTTGCGGTTCATGAGGTCTACATTTCAGTTCTTAGTAAAGCCAGTTGACGGTAAGAGATATAGTCACACCAAAAAAATAGGTGATAAAGATTTTATTGTTAGCTCATCACAGGAGGACCATAAGGCGACAAATAGGTTTGCTGAGGTACTATCTATACCTATAACTTATGATGGAGAGATTCAGGTAGGCGACACACTACTTGTGCATCATAATGTATTCAGGAAGTATTACGACATGAAGGGAAGAGAAAAGAGTGGACCTTCTTTTTTTATGAATGATTTATTTTTGATTGATTTTGACCAATTCTTTTTATATAAAACAAAGGATGGGTGGAAGGCTCCATCTCCCTATTGTTTTGTAACACCTATAGATAAAAAAGAGTCATTACTAAAAACAAAAGATATAGAGCAAGAGCTCATAGGTAACATTAGATATGCTAATAAGGATATGGTATCTATGGGTTTAAAGGAAGGTGATTTAATATCATTTCAACCAGAGAGTGAGTATGAGTTTAATGTAGATGGGGAAAAAATGTATAGGATGTTTACAAAAAATATTTGTATATTACTATGATGGACATTAAAAAAATCAAGGAAGACATTATAAAAGCTGGTGAGTTAGCTGTTAAGCAGCTGGTAAAGGTAGCCAAGGAAGATATTATAAAGCCTGACCCCGATGATGAGCTAGCTGCCGATAGATTAAAGAATGCAGCGGCTACAAAGAAGTTGGCTATTTTTGATGCCTTTGAGATTTTAAACAGAATAGAAGCTGAGAGGGCTATGTTAGAAGATAGTGGCTCTAGCTCAAAAAACACATCTAGTGGTGGATTCGCAGAAAGAAGGTCAAGATAATCTTGACTTACATAAGGTAATAAAATTAGATGCAACCACATCTACCATAACTACTAAGAATAAGGCTAAATCCTGGAAGTACGGATACAATGAAAAGTATGACGTTGTAATTATTTCTAAAGATGGAACCTTAGGAGAGGTCTACGAAATAAATGGAATTAAAATAGGACTACCTAAAGCACCTACTGATTTAAAAAAAGGAAATAATAAGTGGGTTTCTGAAAACTACCCAAAAGAACTTAGCAAGATAAGAACAATTTTTGATTGGAACAAGCGAGATAACCTTTTTAAGGATAAATGGGTTGATTATATAGAATCAGAGTTTGATAGACGAGAGGATGGGCATTGGTTTACAAACAACAGTAAACCCACATACATAACAGGTTCTCACTATATGTACCTACAGTGGACTAAGATAGATGTTGGTAAACCTGATTTTAGGGAGTCTAATAGATTGTTTTATATCTTTTGGGAGGCGTGTAAGGCTGACGATAGAAGTTTTGGTATGTGCTACCTAAAGAATAGGCGTTCAGGGTTTTCTTTTATGGGCTCTGAGGAGTGTGCTAACATAGGTACAATATCTAAGGATTCAAGGATAGGTATACTATCTAAAACTGGTAGTGATGCTAAGAAAATGTTTACCGACAAGGTAGTTCCTATAACATTAAATTACCCTTTCTTTTTTAAACCCATACAAGATGGTATGGATAGACCAAAGACCGAGCTTGCTTTTCGTGTACCAGCTAGTAAGATTACTAAGAAAAATATGTACGACACTGAAGAGGATGAGTTAGATGGTCTAGATACTACTATAGATTGGAAGAATACAGACGATAACTCATACGATGGTGAGAAGTTATTGTTGCTAGTACATGATGAAAGTGGTAAGTGGTTAAAACCAAATAATATATTAAACAACTGGAGGGTTACTAAAACATGTCTTCGATTAGGTAGTAGAATTATAGGGAAGTGTATGATGGGTTCTACATCTAACGCATTAGACAAGGGTGGTGATAACTTTAAAAAGTTATATGAAAACTCTAACCCGTTTGAAAGAAATAATAATGGTCAAACAAAATCAGGACTATATTCTTTGTTTATTCCTATGGAGTGGAACTTTGAGGGATATATAGATGAGTTTGGAATGCCAGTGTTTTATACTCCAGATAAGCCAATTAAAGGAGTAGATGGGGCGTGGATAAAGACAGGTGTTATTGATTACTGGCAAAACGAGGTTGACTCCTTAAAGGCTGATGCGGATGCATTGAATGAGTTTTATCGTCAGTTTCCACGAACAGAATCTCACGCATTTAGGGATGAGAGTAAGTCATCTATATTTAATCTAACTAAAATATACCAGCAGATAGATTACAACGATTCCTTAATAAAAGACAGGTATTTAACACGAGGTAGCTTTCACTGGAAGGATGGTGTAAAAGACACAAAGGTTATATGGACACCTAACAGGAATGGTAGGTTCTTAGTTTCATGGATACCAGAGGAAAGATTACGAAATAATGTGTTTAAGAAGAACGGTAAGTATCACCCAGGAAATGAACACTTAGGTTCGTTTGGTTGTGACCCCTATGATATATCAGGAACTGTAGTTGGTAAAGGCTCTAATGGTTCATTACACGGGCAGACTAAGTTTAATATGGATAACTGTCCATCTAATGAGTTTTTCTTGGAGTATATCGCTAGACCTCAAACCGCAGAGATATTCTTTGAGGAGGTGTTAATGGCGTGTATCTTTTACGGAATGCCAGCACTAATAGAGAACAACAAAGCAAGAATACTATATCACTTTAAAAATAGAGGATATCGTCACTTTTGTATGAATAGACCCGATAAGACATATAATAAGCTATCTAAGACAGAGAGAGAGCTTGGAGGTATACCAAACTCATCGGAGGACATAAAACAAGCACACGCATCAGCTATTGAATCTTACATAGAGAAGCACGTAGGGTTTGATGTAGAGGGTACATACAGAGATTCTGAGGAGATAGGTTCTATGTTTTTTAATAGAACATTAATAGATTGGGCTAAGTTTGACATCAACAATAGGACCAAACATGATGCATCTATTAGCTCAGGACTAGCAATTATGGCAAATCAGAAGCATATTTACACCCCAACTAAAGAAGAGTCAAAAATATCTGTTATCTTTGCAAGATATAGTAACAAAGGAAACATAAGCCAAATCATTAAATAAATGAAGGAATCTACCATAGCAGTAAATCCTACTAATTTTCCCAATCAATTAGCAACTGATGCTCAGAAAGCATCAGCAGAGTATGGATTACAGGTAGGTAAATCAATCCAGTATGAATGGTTTAAGAGGTCAGGTAATAGTTGTAGGTACTACAACCAATGGGTTGACTTCCATAAACTAAGGTTATATGCAAGAGGAGAACAATCAGTAGCGAAGTATAAGAGTGAGTTAGCGGTAGACGGTGACTTATCTTATTTGAATCTAGATTGGACACCAGTTCCTATTATACCTAAGTTTGTTGATATAGTAGTTAATGGAATGTCTGATAGGTTATTTACCGTTCAGGCATATGCTCAGGATGCTATGGCGGCTGACAACAGGAAGTCGTATCAGAACATGATAGAGGCAGATATGGTGGCTAAAGATTTCTTACTACAGAGTAAGGAACAGTTTGGTATAGATGCATTTAACACAGCAGCTGAGGATTTACCTGCTGATGACCAAGAGCTACAACTACACATGCAGCTTAACTATAAGCCAGGTATAGAGATTGCAGAGGAAGAAGCTATCAACACCTTACTAGAGCAAAATCATTATTCAGATATTCAGAAAAGATATAACTACGACATAGCTACAGTAGGTATGGGGTGGGTGAAGCATGAGTTCTTACCTAACTCAGGTGTTAAGGTTGACTACGTAGACCCAGCAACATTAGTATATAGCTACACAGAAAGTCCTACGTTTGAGGATTGTTTTTATTTCGGAGAAGTAAAACAGGTGCCAATTACAGAGCTTATTAAAATAAAGCCAGATATAACTAAGGAAGAGTTACAAGAGATTGCAGATACCAGCTCAGGGTGGTATGATTATTACGGTGTTACACGACAGTATCAGAACGATATCTTTCAGAAAGATGTAGTTACCTTATTATATTATAACTACAAAACAGATAAGAAGTTTGTTTATAAGAAAAAATATTTAGAGAACGGTGGTGAAAGGGTTGTTAGAAAGGACGAGAACTTTAATCCACCAGAAGGAACAGAGGAAAGATTCGAAAGAATAGAGAAAAGAATTGATGTGTGGTATGAGGGTATTATGATACTCGGAAGTAATAAACTAATTAAGTGGGAGCTTGCTAAGAATATGGTTAGACCTAAGTCAGCCTCTCAGTATGCAATACCAAACTACATAGGTGTTGCACCAAGA